CTCCAGCAGCAGCATCGCCTCCGCGAGGTCGAAGACCTCATCCCGCCATTCCGGCTTGGTGTGGCCAGGCCATGTGGCGGTTGCCTTAGCCCCCCCCAGCTCTTCAGGCGTCATCGCTTCCATCCTTGATGAGTCGGTTCTTCTTGAAGTAAGCGCGGAATCCGCTGCTCCGTCGTGCGGGCCATCACTTCAGCCTGTTCTTGCAGTCGGGCCCAGCGATGTGCTCGCGCAGACGCTGCAGGAGGTCATCCAGGAGGACGCGGTGCGTCTCAGTGAACCCGAGCCGCCTCCACTTGGGGTTGGTCAGCCACTTGCCGAAGTCGTCACAGACGGGACAGGCGCTGCGATTACCGCTCGGCATGTCGCCCATCCTCATCGAAGCATCTATCACAGGGCACCTCGGCCTCGTGGGCGGCGGCGCAGCTGTCGTCGCGGGGCGCCCCGCACTCGGGACACTCGACCTCCACCAGGACCTTATGAGCCCCGGCGCCGTACCACTCCATCACGCTCTTCGCGTTCCAGCAGCGCCTACAGAGCGCCGCCTCCCACCTCGGCTTCACTTCGCCTTTCCGTGCATGAATTCACGTTCCCTGTTGTACGCCATCTTCGCCTGGATCGCAAACTCCAGGTCGATGCCGTGGAAGCCGCAGAAGTCCGCGATGCGGATCACGGCGTCAGCCAGCTCGATATCCACACCCTCGGGCTTTCCCGGCTTCGGGATCCAGCTCCAGGCCGGGTCGACCTTCCGCAGCTCCTCGACCGCCTCAGAGATCTCCGAGGTGACCAGAGCCATGCTCTCAAGAGGAGTGGGGGGGTCTCCCCAGAAGCCCTTCTCTCGGGCGTTCGCGTGCGACTTATCCACCAGTTCATTGATCGTCATCATTGGGACCTCCTAGTCCAGAGACGGTAGCAGGACGCCCGGGGGCCGTCAAGCAGTTACGGAGCGACCAGCTGTAGCCCAAGGGGGGTTGACTAATTCCTGGAATCATGGCACGCTACGCGAGCTTGTTGGCGAGGCGGCGCAGCCGCAGAGCCGTTCGACGGGGTTGCACCTCCCCTTCGTGTCGGCTGCACCCCGGCCCGCCCGCGCGAAAGCGCGTCGGCTACGGTCGGTAATTCCTTTATCGGCTAAAGCCAATACGGAATTACCTCCCTTAGGAGCCCAAGCGGTACGTTGAGGTTATACGTACAGCAATCCTACAGGGCCGTGTCGTTTCGCCCCGCCCAATTCTCATACATGCACCCATTTCGCCCCACTTCGCGGTTGCGGTTGAGAACTGTTCGTCCTACAATGGGTCACGATGACTCAGAAGGACGCCAAGAAGACGTCGGTGACCATCCCCGACGATCTCTCCCCCACGGACTGCCTCCGCATGCTGGAGGACATCCACGACGCCGTCTACTACCAGAAGGTCGGCGCTGACGACCCGTTGAACCCCGAGCTGAAGGGCTACCTGCTCCAGCTCCTGGCTCATCTTGAGACGCTGGCCAAGGACTCGCTCCGGTTCCTGGGGGAGCTGGACACCGCCGTAGACCGCCTGGACTTCGCCAACTCGGCATCGAAGATCCTGCTCCGGTACGAGATCGCGCGCCTCCCGTTGCTCCCGCCCCGGTCCGCCCAGAAGATCCTGGACGCGGCTCACCGGGCCCTGGACGCCCGCCCGCCAGCTCCCAAGCGCGAAACGGACGACTCCGCGGCGACTTCTGCAATCGGCGACAGCTTTGCTACTAGACCATCGTGGGGCGACTAATGGCTGCCAACGGACGACAGACCCGGATCGGCTCCCGCGTCTGCCAGAACTGCTCCCAGGCGGTGATGGTCAAGGACATGAAGGAGCGGGTCCGCTGCAAGAGGGATCAGTGGGTCGGCCTCGACAAGAGCGGCTACACGCTCTCCCTGGCGTGGTTCATGCGCTGGGTCGGAGCCCCCTTCCGCAGGGGGACGAAGCCCCGCGAGCCCCACGCTGAGCGCTGCATTTTCTACGAGCCGATGAGTGACGATTAGGCCCGGCACCCCCGCTTACGAGGGCCTCACCCCTCCTGAGAGATACGAATCGGCTCTAGCCCTGCTAGAGGACGAGAAGGCGAAGCACCGCCCCGACTTCGATCTCGTCGTCAAGCTCCAGGAGGAGTCCCAGTTCCAGCGGATGGAGGCAACCCTCCGCGACCCGGAGTGGGACCTCAAGAACAACCTATGGCTCCCGGCGAAGGGCGGTAAGCACGTCCAGTTCAACCCCTTCGACTCCCAGATGCGGCTCGTCAGCAAGTGGAACGACTCGATGGCCTCCGGCCAGCCGCTCCGCCTCCTGGTCCCCAAGAGCCGCCGCCACGGCATCTCCCAGGTCGTCTCTGGCCTGATGTACCGCTACGTGCGGACCCTGAAGAACCAGATGGGCCTCGTCGTGGCCCACGAGGACCCGGCCTCGAAGGAGATCTTCTCCAAGTACCGCTACTACCACAAGTACGACCCGTACGCGCCGACGCTGGAGCGCGGCAGCGTCAACGAGATGAAGTTCGAGCGCTCGGGCGGCTCGATCCTGGTTCGTACCGCTGGCTCTTCCAAGCAGGGTATCGCCCACGGCTTCGGCTTCCACGTCGTCCACTTCTCAGAGTCCGCCTTCTACCAGGGCACTAACCCCTACGACCTGATCTCCGGCATCCTGACCGCCATGCCCGTCATCTCCCAGAGCTGGACGGCCTGCATCATGGAGAGCACTGGCAACGGCCAGAGCGGGATGTTCTACGACCTCTGCATGGAGGCCCACGACGACCCGGGTTCCTCGGAGTGGGAACTCCTCTTCCTGCCGTGGACCGAGCGCGACGACGCCTGGCGCAATTTCTGCGACCACCACACGGTCAAGAAATGCTGCTGTGACAAGGCCCTCAGTGGACGGGACAAGTTCCTCGCGTCCATGGACGACGACGAGCGCCTCCTGGCCGAGGTTAACGGCGCGGACCCCTTCCAGCTGAACTGGCGTCGCCACACCTACCGCAACGAGATCAAGGCGTTCTCCCCGTCTGAGCGCCGCCGCAAGTTCCGCCAAGAGCACCCCCTGGACCTCTTCGAGGCTTTCCAGGCGTCCGGTGGCTCCGTCTTCGACGCGGACCGCATCTCACCGCTCTTGATGAAGGCTAAGGACCCGGTGTGGCGCGGGGAGATCGAAGGTCGCACGGCCATGTTCGCTGGCAGCGAGAAGAAGCGGGTATTCGACACCCCCGCCCCTCACATGCGCTCCAGGGCTGATGGAGCCCTCTCGATCTGGGAGTACCCCGAGGTCGAGGACTCCTACTCCATCGGCATCGACTTGGCCCAGGGTGCGATCAAGGGCGACTTCCACGTGATGGTCGTCTTCAACCGTAACAAGCGCCGGATCGTGGCCCGCTACCGCACCCGCGGCGTCAGCCCCATGCGGATGGTGGAGGTGGCCCGCCTCCTGAGCCGCTTCTACTGCAACGCCATCATCTGCCCTGAGGTCAACTTCTTCCCGCAGTTCACGGAGATCCTGGCTGACACGGACCGGGAGAAGTTCCTGTACTGGCGGAAGGACCCGTCCCGTACCTCCGCGGCCGGAGAGTACCAGAAGGCCTACGGCTGGCGCACGACCCCGGGAACGAAGCGAAACCTCGTGACGATGCTGCAAGACAAGCTCGAATCCGAGCCTGGGCTCTTCACGGACTCCCAGCTCCTCCGGGAGATGCTCATCTTCCGCGAGAAGATCTCGGACCAGTCCGGCGAGGTCAAGTACGTGGGGGCCACGGGCGGCGACCGCTCCCATGACGATGTCGTCATTGCCGCTGGCCTCGCCCTGTACTGCGACTACGACATGCCCGAGAAGACGACCTACCTGGAGCGCCCCCGCTCAGAGGAGTGGGGAAAGCCCCTCACGGTGGCTCAGCGCATGCAGAACCACATGGAAGCCCAGGCTGCGCGGGAGCGCGAGCTGGATGACCAAGACGACTGGGATGACTATCAATGACCGTTGAAGTGCTCATGGCCATCGGCCTCCTCGTTACTCTCATCCTTGGGGCGTTTGGGGGCGCTGGGATCGCCGCCCTCTTCCTGGAGCGCCGCTGGCGGTCCGACCGCAACGATCTCGTGAACCGCATCCACGCCCCCACCCCAGGCGACTACCTCGCCCTCAGGCAGGGTGTCGCGGCGGCCGAGGAGATGGAGCGGAGGGCCGAGGGCAAGACCAAGGAGCCCTTCAAGGAGGTCACGGAGGACAGGCAGCCCTGGAAGCGTGACCCCGCCATGGAGGGGGTCGAGGTCGAAATCGACGAGAGGAACGGGGTCGCCTACCTCATCGAGGGTGAGGATTCAGACGAAGAAGACCTCCATGTCTTCCTGGCCCGGTACGGGATGACCACCGAACAGTACCTGAACGAACCCATCCTGGGTTGACGTGGCAGAACGACCCGTGCTACTATCGTTCGACAATAGGGCTCCAAGGTGCAAGAAGACGTTCTAGCTCCATCATCGCCTGAGACTGACACTGACGAAGCGCTCGGAAAGGCGCTTGAAGCTGCTGTCGGTCAGGCGAACCCGGTCGGTCGGCTCCCAGACGAGCCTGGCACGATGGGTCGACTCGTGACTCTGACCCAGTCATTGAAGTCCAGCGCGGAATCCACGATGTGGGAGTGGCGCCGTAAATGGGCCCTCAACATCGAGTACGCGGCAGGCCGCCAGGGCAGCACATGGAGTCGGAAGACCAACTCGATCAACCGGAATACCCGCCGGAAGATCCTCCGCAACCAGCCCCTGGTCGTCCTCAACGTCTTCAATACGATCCTCCAGACGGCCATCGCGCGCTTCCTGAGCACCCGCCCGGTCATCCACATCAGCTCCGGCTCCCACGACCAGACCGCCATCGACTCGGCCCGAGTGGCCCAGCGGGTCATCGGCGAGTACGAGTGGAACCGCCAGAAGGTCGACGAGCTGCTCGCGCGCTCCCTCCCGGTGCTCTATACGACCGGGAGCTGCATCTGGAAGGTGGAGTGGGACCCCGAGAGCGGCCAGAAGCTAGCTGACGCCTCCGGGATGCAGGGCCAGGAGTTCCTGGGTGAGCAGGGAGCCCAGGCTGAGGACCTCTTCGAGGGCAACGTCCGCACCACGATGGTCGACCCCATCGACTTCCTGGTGGACCCGGGGGCCACGACCGAAGACGACGCGATGTGGATGATGCACACCACGCTGCGCACCCCGGCGTGGATCTTCAACAAGTACGGGGTCCGAGTCAGCCCCGGCGGTACGGGCGGCCCCCTCCAGCAGTCCGTTCACTGGTCGCAGACCATCGAGAAGCGCGTCGAGGCCACGGCCTCTGTCGACGAACTCTGGGTCCGACCCGGCCGCTACCCCACGGGCCCCAACGAGGAAGACGTCCTCGACTTCCCGAACGGGTACGTCATCACGGTCTGCAATGGAAGGGTACTTGACCACGGCCCCATGCCGTACAAGGACCTCCCCTTCATCTTCTTCCCGGCGATCCGAGTCCCCCGCGAGTTCTGGGGCGACACGATCATGAACTCGGTGCGGTCTCCGCAGGCCTCACTCAACAAGACCGTCAGCCAGATCGTCCAGGCCAACGACCTCATGGGCAACCCTCAGTGGCTCTGCCCCAACGGGAGCAACGTCCCGGAGGCCGACAAGGACAGCAAGGCCGCGATCTGGATCCGCTACGACCCCGTGCTCAGCGGCGTGAAGCCGGAACCCGTCCAGCCTCCGACTCTGTCTATTGGGGTATTCCGTCACGTCGAGTTCCTGTTGACGATTCTTCAGCAGATCTCCGGGCAGCACGAGGGCGGCATGGCTGGCGGCAACGGCCAGGCCGAGTCCGGCGTCCAGGCCGAGCAGGTCATCGAGCGCGACACGACCCGCCTCCAGGGCACCGCGTCGGAGATCGGCCGCGCCATCGAGAAGTGGGCGAACAAGACCGCGGACCTCGTCCAGGAGTTCTGGGCCGTCCCGCGAGTCGTCACCGTGACTGGCTCCTACATGGAGTCGGAGACCCTGGAGTTCGCCGGGGCCGACATCGGGGAGACCTTCGACATCCGCGTCGTTCCCGAGTCCGTCATCCCGCAGTCCAAGGCCGCCCGCTTCCAGAAGGCGTTCACGCTCTTCCAGGCTGGCCTCCTCTCTGCCCGCGACGCGCGCAAGCGCATGGGTGAGGAGTCCCACGAAGAGCTGACGCTTGAGCAGCTGCAGATCAACCGCGCCCGCGACGAGAACCGCCAGGCGCGAGACGGCGGCGCCATTCAGACGCTGCAGGAACAGATATCCCTTGAGGACCACGTCCTGCACATGGAAGAGCACCTCCGCGCGCTCTTCGACCCGAACGTCCAGCAGGCATCGCCTGCATGGATCGCACTTTACCAACACATCTTGTTCCACAACAACGTCCTCAACATGCAGTTCGCTCCGCCTCCCCC